CTGCAAACCAGACCCGTACTCACGAACCGCGGCCTGTTTAGCCACATCCGTAACCGCTTGCTGGTACGGATTCATGTAAGCCTGCATGACGCCCATGTTCTGGCCGCCGACATTGACCTGTCCAAGTAAGCCAGGAGATGCAGCTACTTGCTGTGCAGCTTCTACACCTTGTTGGTACAAAGGTGCAGTTTCAGCATACCTTTGTCCGCTATAGGCAGTGTATGGGGTATATGCAACCTGTTGTCCCATCCGGTACAGATCAGATATGTACGGGAGTTGGAACTCCGGGGGCATTTGTGTGACTGTTTGCGACGGGCCGCCCATGCTCATTTGGACACCTCTTCCATCAAAGTTACCGATTTTAATCGTTGCGGGTATATTTTCTGCCAGCCCGGACGCCCTTGCAACGTGATGGCATCACAGTCTGCTTGCTTGGCAAACATTCGTATATACGTCACGATATGTTTAATCTCTTCAAGATCACCTCCAGCAAGCCACACATTACATATCTTCTTGCGCGGGTACTGCCTTACCTCTGTTACTAACGCACAATGCTTACCAGGCCAAAACTGCGCCTTACCTGTTTGTATAGCTTCTAACACATCCTCTAGGGAAAACAAATTGCCAGCGCTATCCAAGGCCGCTTGGATCCATACGCTGCAACGATCCCACTCATTCATGCAGGCATCGCCTTTTCAGCCTTTACCTCTGGCGGCTGCTTGCTTGTGCCATGTCTAGCCTGACGAATCTTTTTCATCATGGCGTACAGCTTCTTTGCACCTGCATTTGATGACCCATTACCAAGATCAGCCACCACATCCGCGGGCACAACAAACTCTCCATCTGCCAAACGTGCCGGTTGCTTGTTATTAATCGTTGCAGGGATGCTGTCAGACATACCATCACCGCCCCCACTAAGGTATCGACCCATCGCCATGCCACCTTGGTTATAGCCAACTTCACCGCCACCATAACCAACCATGATGTCATCAACAGAACCACCCATGGCACCTGTAACAACTTCACCACTAGAAGGTGCGGGTGCAGGAGCAGGTGCGGGTGCGGGGGTGCCATAAGTAAACGGCGTGATTGTGAGTGGCTTGTACAAAGAAGCTAATCCTGCTTCATACCCAGCCTGACCTTGTGCAATTTGCTGTGGCGTAGGACCGTATCGTTTAGCTGCTTCTGTTGGGTCAAATTGGAATGGATTTGGATTAAAGAATAACGGCAAACCTCTCATAGGCGTGTAGATATTTTGGCCTGATGCAGACTTTTGCGGCGCTGGCTGTGGCGCATAGAGTGGCGCAGTTAATGCACGGTTATAGATAGGAACCGGTTTGTAGTCAGGCGCTTTAATCGTTGGTGCTTGCTGCCTAGATAAAGCAGCCGCTAATGCACCAAGGCCGAGAGCAAGACCCGCGCCCATGCCGCCACCGCTTCCGCCAAGCAAAGTAGCCGCTGCCTGACCCCAAGGAAAAGTTGAAAAATTAGGTGTTCCCCCAACGGCCTGTTGCGTGTCCCACCATTGACTTATCGTTGTTGGATTGTAGTCTGTTGTATCTACAGAGCCTGGATTAGGATTAACCGCAGTGTTAGGGTCAGTATTAGTTTGGCTTGTGTCAATAACCGTATTTGATTGCCCGCCGTCGCTCATAACCTACTCCGGTACTGAAGAAACAAAGGTTGCCGTCAATATAACCGACGGGATAGCCGGTCTAGTAGGACTAGACGGCGCTGAATAATATTCAATATAGGCGCTTGTATTACTCGTACGCCAATATAGCTCTACATAATCATCCGCTGAAAATGATTCAACAAAATTCAAACTACCGATTACATGATACGGATCGCCAGCAGATTTTCTAGGCGCTAAACCAAAGCGGCTATTTGAGTTAGCTATATCCGTACCATTCTTGCGGAACCAAATATCAATATCCTGTGTTGCATTATCATTATTGGATAACTGAATACTGAACTGAATGTTGTACACACCGTCTGTTGCAAATGTAAGTTTCGTGTTATCCACGATAGACACGTTATTTGACAAAGACGTCGTGTTTATTGTGATTGCATAAGCCGTGGTCGTTGATGCAGCCGTCTGGTCAGTCGTGTCATAAAACGCACCAAAGGGCAGATTAATAAATTGACCGCCTTCTGGACCTAGTAAGTTCTTCGTAACATTAGATAGCCGATTAAAGTACAAACGCAGGACGTTATTAAACTGTTCCTGATAGGTAGGACTCCATTCCTGCGGTGCATAGGGAAGGTTTGGCGGCTGAGGACTATCTAGGTATCTCATGCGCCTTGTCCTGTAGCCCGACCATCCTGCCTGATGTCAAGTCTTGGCGCACCTAATTGCCATGCAGTACCAAGATCAGATGACTCAACCTTCAGTATCATCTGACGACCACGGACCCTTGTATAAATCTGGCCCGTGAACTGCTCAATCACCGCCGTGGATGTTCTGGTTACCGCAGCAGAACTACTCCCACCTTGGGACTGTGGACTGTTATACCCAGATCCTGAGTTCATCATGGGTATCAACGTCATCGTGACACTTGGATTTGGGTTCGTACTACTTGTACCGCTAAACGTAATGTCAGGCAGGATGCGCCATACAAACCCTATGTTGTGACCATCCTGAATATCAAACTCTGCTGACTCAATGTAAGCCGTAATTGGCACTGGTATACCACTGGTATTGTCATCATTACCAAACTCATGATTAACAAGGTTATTACTGTATGTAGCCGCCTGTGGGTAATCACGTAACCCTGCGTCAAACCATGCCGTCCGTGCCATATTCCCGTAATACCAAATTCTTTCTTGGTAGTTGTACACCACATACCGATCAATGGTCGTAGAACTTTGTGAAGCGTAGAACCACCAAACCTCATTAAAGCCCTCAATGGTTCCTGAGAAATAAGCCAAGTATTGCGTACTGTTTATGTCTTGGAATACATATTTACGCAGGTCGCACTGGAGCGTCTGGACACGCCCGTCATACATGTAGAACTTATCAACACCCATCCAGTACACAATCCCAGATGCCACGGATGCTGCATTCGGTCCAACGATGGATATGTTGTCAGCCAATAACTGAGCACCCCATACCAGTGGCGCTCCAAGGTATTGCAAGGAATACAGTGATGTATCCGTCCAAACTAGAATCTCTTGCCTAGTCTGTATTGCTGCAACAATCTGTGAGCCATGGGATAAACGTAAAGAACCGGCTTGGTTAGTCGCAATCGGCGTCCAGTCGGTTATTGACTCCTGATCCGCCCAACGTATGAGCATAGGATCTTGTACGCTAGATAGGTAATCGTTTGCACCTAAGCAAAACACAAAGCGATACACATCAGATACAAACACAAGATTCTGTACTACCGGAGGATCTGCCGCCCCTGGTAATGTCTCAATGCTAACGCCGCGAGTTGTAAGACCGCCTGTTGCATCCCAGTAATAAACACCACCGCCGCGAGGAGCAAACACAAGATCTTCGCCAAAGTTCATGGCTGACCATAATCTAAGCGCATCCGGCACAAATGTGCCTACACCACCCCAGTTACCACTACCCCACGAATCTGCACCCCAGCCACCTTGTGCTACCTGATCTTGTGGCCCGATGGTAATTTGATACGTAGCACGTACAGCAGATCCACCCCCTGATGTGGTTGATGACGCATTGGTCGTAGCGTTAACTGTATAGCTATTTGGATCACTAACAGTGATCGTGAACTCACCGTTCATATCTACGTTTGCAAACGTAGATGCCCCAGATATGGTTACATAATCACCAGTCTGGCCGTCATGGTTTGGGGCTGTAACCGTCACAACATTACTTCCACTGGTCGTTGCAAATGGGTTTGACCCAAGTAACCGACCGTTTATGTAATACGTAGCCGTTACTGTGCCGCCACCTGTAGCTGTTGAAGTAGCTGCTGTCGTAACCGTAATGACATAGGTATTAGCATCCGTAATGGATGTGATCGCATGTCTTGTATTGATCTCAGCCGCAGGTATGCCGCCAACCGCTGAAGATCCTGTGAAGTAAACAATAGACCCAGCTTGTGCGCCATG